CAGATGGTCTATATCGTGGATATATTGTCATTCTAAACTCATTTCCAGGAGGAGCCTCAAACAGAGTTTCTGCATTAAAATCCACACTAAAAGAAACATAGGATTCATACCTTTCATAACCCCACCCAGAACCAGACAAATTGATTGTAGGGTAGTTCCTTAATGTAGTCATGTCTTGTAAATCTATACTCAGGACCTCTGAACCAGTTGGTAGAGGTTCTACTCTAATAGTATAGTTGTTACGGCCACCAGTGAAATATGTTAACATTATCTCTTATTATCTATTGTTTATAGTATAATAACAACGAATTAACTATAAATAGTAGAAACAAAAAAACCCCAACCTTTCTACAAGTTGGGGTTTTCTATATTAAATACTAAATTATGAATTAACTATTAGTTCCGTACACAATGGTTGGTTGAGTAGTTAAACCTGCAAATGCATTAGTGGTAGTTGAACCAGATAAGAACGCTGCTGGTAATTTCTCTTGGCCAGTGAAGGTCATAGAATAACCATAAAGGTCTCCCATTGCTGCACCAGTTTGAAGAGTTCCTGCAGTCATATCAGCACCTTCTCTTTCACCAACTAATAGGGCATCTCCATTCATTGTCCATACAACGATTTGTGGTCTACCATAAGCCAACAACTTCATTTGAGTTGTCATCTCGTTGGTAAGTTTCTTCAAGTTCAAGAGTAATTCCTGAGAGAAGAAAGTTGTACCATTATCTCTTGATGTATTGACGGTTTCTGTATATGCAGAATTACCTTTTAATTCATAATAGTATACCGTTGAACCCGATGGTAAAGCAGTCACCTCACCATTTCCGTTTTTTGTGAAAGAACCAGTAGTAAAGTTAAGGAAATATACACCGGCTAAACCACCGATACTATCCTTACAAACTTCGTTTCTTCCAGCTGTTATATTACATGCCATACTATTAAATGTTTTTGTTTAGTTGATTAAATTTAATATGCTCCGTAGTAAACAATATCTTGTCCAATACCGAACTGAACACCAGCAGTGTATCTCATGATGATTCGGTAGTTCTGAGAACCATCCAAATTAGCCATATCCAATACTCTTACTTCGTTGTGGTCAGATAATAAACCAGTACCGAAGAACAAGTTTGATTTCTGTGCAGCAACAATTTTGTTGTCACTCATACCAGGGCAAAGAACGATTTCAATACCATTGAAGTTGAAAGGTTTTTCACCTACGTTCAATTGGTTGTTCCAACCATTAGCTCCTACAGCACCACCGGCTAATGCCTGCTGATATGCTTTAGCAACTTGAGTACCAACATAGATTAAAAGGTCTTCCTTACCATAAACGGCAGAAGGAATAGTGTTTACCACATTGTTCAACTTGTTCAATACGTTAGCTGAAGTGATAGAACCAGAGTCAATTGCAGAACCAGTCAATGCCGGTAATACAGCACCTGCTCCACCTGCAGCAATAGATGCAGAGAATGCAGTTTGGAATCCAAGGAATGAACCGTTGGAAGCAGTACCTTGCCAGATTGATTGTTCAGTAGCCTGAGCAACTTGTCCAGCCACATAAGAAATTAAGTAATCATTGAATGATGCTGGGATAGTATCAAACGCAGAGAATCCTAACTGAAGAGATTCCCAAGAATCAACGAATTCTTGCTTACACAATTCAAGGTTTACTTGTAGTTCTTTTGGTTCAAGGATTCTTTCAGAAAGAGCAACTGAACCTGAAGTTACGAAATCACAAGAAGCATCTTGTACGATTCCTGATACATCAAGTTTCTGAATTACAGATTTATACTTGACGTTTGGTTTGATGGTTACTAACTTGTTATCCAAAGTCTTAGCAGATAACAACGCAGCTGCGATATACTCACCAGCGAACTCACCTGCATAGGTGTTTTGTGTAAAAGTTGGTAACGCCAAATTTTGTCTTTTTTTCATTTTGTTAAAAGTTTTGGGTTATTAAATGTTTTTGTTATATAGTCTTGCCAATACTCTTTCTTGTGAAGAAAGGCCTGGGGTTGATTTCTTTGTATTTACTGCAGATAGTTTCTTTACTCTAGCCTCAACTGGAGCACCATCTAATTTTGGAAGTTCTTCTTCATCTTCCATTTCATCTTCAAGTTCTTCTTCCATAGTAGGTTCTTTATCTACTACTTCTTCTTTAACTTTCTCCATATCCATGATTTTCTTTTCCATCTCTTCAATGCGATAAGAAAGTTCTTCCATCATCTTGGCAATGTCCTTATCAGTACCAACCAATTTACCTTGGTCTACATCAGCAGGCATACCATCACCAGTAGTTGGGATATCACCAGGAGCAGTTTCGTAAGTTTCCTCACTCATTTCAGTTGGCATTTCGTTAGGACCAGAAGCAGGAATATCTTCGGCTTCTTTGATTTCCATATCAGCAAGTTCTACATTTTCTCTTTCTACGATTTCACCATCTTTGGTGATAACCTTTAACAGAGTTTCGTTTCCTTCTGAATCACGAAGAGACAACTCATGTTCTCCATCAGGTGCTGGTGACTTCTCACCATCTTCGGAAATTACAAATAGAGGTTCTCCAACATCAAAAGTTTCACTTTCAACGATAGTTCCATCTTTCAATTTAGCGTAAGTTAGTTCCACTTCGTTTGAAGATAACATCATTACTAATTTCTTTAATACTGTCTTTGCGTTCATAATGTATAAATCTATTTTTATATAATAACAATAATTGTTTTAGTTATATCAATTTTTAGTTGATTTGTGTCCAACCTGAACCATTGTGGTAGTATAGGTTTGATGCAGATACTGCAAGTTGTCCTACTGCTCCAGTTGGTAATGGGTCTTGTCCTGCGAGTTGCAATGTTGATGATAAAGATACTGAACCAGTAATCTCATTTTTTTGTGAGGTCAATCTGATATAATCCATACCAGTATTACCCATTCTAATAAAATCAGTAGAACGAGATAAGGATGTTCCTATATACATTTCTGTAGCATTCCACTCTGTAATTGGCTTACCAAAAGTATTATCAAATATTCTAAATTGCGCATTTACAGCAGAACCAGTTGGTAGTACTACCAAACTTATTTCTTTACCATTTAGTGTAAATTCACTACCATAGAGATATGATAATGAATCCCAGTATTCAAATCCAATTGCTTCTGTGTATGTCTGACCAAGTGATTCATAATCCTGCACTAACATTCTTACATTATTGAATGGAGTTCCAGTTACTACTGCACCATTTATAGTTATTAAAGGTATTTCTGATTCAGTTGAAGGTGCAGTAAATGTTTGTGTTAATGAACCAGATACTAATACTGAACCAGTAATTTGTGCTCCTTGTTGCGCAATCAATGGTCTTGTAAATGTGACTCTACCATCAGTAAATGATTGCGATGCTTGGAATTGAATTGGTGCATAGAATGTAGGTGGGAGACCTGCACTACCACTTTGTAATATAATAGCTGGGTTTGTTATACCCGTAAGACCAGTTAGAGCTGTTGATGCTGCATCACCGGCAATTGCTATATTTCTTCCTGAACCAAAATTACTAACAACACGTGTAGTAGTAACCTGTGTACTACCAGTAGTACCGCTTGTTACGGTCATACCACTATTTGATACGGTGGTATTTCCTGCAGATGAACTAACTGCTAATACATTAAATGCTGGTTGCCAATATAGTGCATTATCACTATCTCTTGCAATCACATTAGTAGAACCTGATAGAAATGGTATAATAAATTGTCCTGTTCCAGCTGGAAATCCATTGGGTAAAAGTGCTGGTGTGACACTCAACTCACCACCAATAGTAGTTGCACCACTCACACCTAAACTACCAGTAATTTGTGCAGCTCCCGTAAATGGGAATCCACTACCTCCTCCTCCAAAAGATGATGTAGCCACAAGAGTAGATACATTACCTACTCCACCTACCAATGCAAAACCTTCTTGTATTGATGCTGTTATTGTACCTTGAATATTCTGGTTTCCAACGAAGGTATTAGAACCAGTGGTTGCTAAGTTTGGTGCAGATAATCCTTCAACGGTTACCGATGATGACTGATATGGGATTATTCTATCTACTTGTAATGTGCTCATATTTTTTTATATATTTTTTGTTAAGTTATACTACTAATGTCCATGCTCCATTATAGAAATATAGTGAAGAACCCGATACGGCCAAATCACCTACATTGCCACTTGGTAGTGGGTTTTGTGCTTCAAGATTCAATACATTTCTTAAATTCACCGAACCAGAAATAAATGCAGAACCAGAAACTCCAAGGTTTTTAGGTGCACCAAATCCTGAATCGTTAAATACTAATACATCAGATACGATTTGTAATGTACCACCTTGGCCAACTATTTTAGGTGTATTTACTTGACCTACCGTAAATCCTCCACCATTTACTGCAAAATTACCTTGAACTGCCATACTACCAGTTACAGATAGACCACCAGGTGCAGGTTGGCCAGGGAAGTTAGGCACATTAAATACAATTTCATTTGATGAAGATAGATACAAACTACCTGTTATAGTTTGATTACCAATAAAGATATTAGAACCCGTGGTTGCAAATGAACCAGTAGGGATTGTTCCTCCTCCACTACCACTCAATGCATATCTTAAATCGTATGACGAGGTGAGTTGAGATGAACCCGATACTACACCACTTGGAAGGGGTTGCACACTGCCACTCAATGTATATCTTAAATCATAAGATGCAGTTAGTTGTGATGAACCTGATACTACTCCACTTGGTAATGTAGTTGTACCACCAGAACCAGTTATTTGTGATAATATCAGTAAATTACTATTACCTTCTACTACCACACTTCCACTAATTGCAATAGGACCTACCAACATTGCGTTATTGCCAGTTGGTATTGTAAACCCATCAATAGTTTGTGGATTTATATATACTTGAGATTTTACTGTATCACTTACTGAAAGTGAACCAGTAATTGTTTGGTTACCAATAAAGTTGTTTGAACCAGTTGATACTAAACCAATAGAACTTGCAGATTTATTTTTCCATAAACCATAAGATGCACTTTCGTATGCTAATAGTTGGTTAGTTTGTGGGTTTGTTATTTGAACATTATGTAGTTCGTTTAACTCCCAACCATTGTTTATACTAACATATATTGAACCATTATTGACTTGTGCTCTAAGTACTTGTCCTAATGCTACTATTTGATTAGGTGCTTGTGGTTGAACTCTTGTAAATCCACCACCAGATGATAAGTAAATTATATCTCCTGCAACAAATCCTAATGCTGGGTTTGTATTTACTCCAACTACAACACCATTTACAACAACTTCCACATCTGCTCCACTTGGTGCACTATTTCTCAATATACCTAATGTATTAGATGAGAGTGCTTCAGTATCGTATGATGCAGTATTGAATATTGGATTATCACCTACTGCAGATGTAATGTGAACTACCGTTCCTGCTGGTAGTGTAGATGGGTTTCCATTTCTTGCTATAATTACTACATTCCTTGCCTCAGATGCAGTCAATGCATTTGATGCACTAACTACTAATCCATCTATTCTACTACCACTTAAATTACCAGTAGTTTGTTGTAAAATGATTTGTGATGAACCAGATACTACACCACTTGGTAATACACTACCACTCACATCAGGTATATTCACTGCAAAAGTGGAACTATCACCTTTTGTAAATGTCAAGTTTCTTGTTCCATTATCAAAAGATGCAGTAGTTAATAAGGAGCCAGTATTTACACTTCCACCACTACCAGTAATGGCATTTATTCTATTATTAAATGATGCACTATCTGCAGTATATACGGCTTGATTGACCGTTGAGTCAATCATATCTTCATTAAATCCTCGTAGAGCAGTTGGAGTAATCAATCCTGCATTGTTATTTGGGAATGATTGGTTATTCTCTACTTTAAGAGCTTGTTTAGTTAATTCACTCATATCTTTTATATATCCTTATTCATTGTTTAATACTATATCAAATCCGCCAGAGTAACCATCATCAAATGCCCCACCTTTGGTTCTTGTTGCTGACTGGATTACACCAATACCTTGTTCCATTAGAGCTCCATTACAACACTTTACATGGTAAATATCTTCGTGAAGACAAAGGCATCCTCTCCTACTATTCTTTGGAGAAGATAGACCTTGTGTTGGACCGATGTAAATGCCAGAAGCATTCTCTCTATTAACTGAATAACGAAGATTGCCGTTACGAGAATTACTCCACTTACTATTTGACCAGATTGCCATATATAAAAATCCTTTTAGATTATAACACAAAAAAGAGTAAAAGGTGTATTACCCTTTACTCCTCATTGCTTCTCTATGTAATATGTTTTCTAAAGTTTGTTTATCTGCCTTATATGATAAGAATAACAAACACTGCTCTAATGGTAATTCAGTTACTTCATCAATTTTTTGTATGTCTCCATTTGCGAGGTCAAAGATTGACGAATAGCCTTTCCACTTTTTACCAAAATTGATTTGATGTTGGGTGGAAGTCCCGTCAGATTCGTAAAGTTCAGGGTATAATTCAGTAAGTCCATTTGCAAATTGATAAAAAAAAACCATGCACCAAAATGTACATCCATTCCTACATCAAGGAAAAGTTCATCATCTACATGGCCTTGATAAGATGCTATCTCGTATCTTTCTCCTTTCTTTCTTACTACTGGTCTATAAAGGATTGACATTACCTTAGCCCAGTTGTTATCAATTGCAATAGTATCATACTTTGTAATATCTACATACGCACCATAACTAATCTTGGATAGGTTCGGTTCAAATCCATATTCTATACCATCTATTGTGATTAGTCTTTGTAGTGGAACTTCCTGATTTAGCATTAGGGAATCCAAACTTCTTTTAATCTTCTCGTGTGATTCATGTGTCATACTCATTATGACATTCACATCAATACCACATAGATGATGCATGGTATAATGGAATTGTGCCATAGGGTCATCCTCATGGTTTTGTAAATCTCTTTGTAATTCCAAATACTTTTGTAATGATATATCTTTCCAACTATCTGGTAGATTTATGTTTATCTCTTGTCTCATATTAGTTTAGGTTTATATATGGGAAGTTTGATTCTGCTAGTTTCTCTTCCAATACTTTAATGTATGTGTTTGCCCTTCTAAGGGTTGCTTCTCTTTTCTTTACCATTTGGTCCATTACGATTATTTTACTTCTTAACTCTTCATTCTCTTCTCGTAAGGATTGTGCGAATAAGATTAACTCTCGTAGTTCTTCTTCATCCCATGTTCTATCTTCTTTCATATTATCTTATACTCAATGTGTATTTTCCCTTGTGTTGTTGTTTGATTGATAACTTAGACATGGCCACATATCTCAATGCATCAAGTGTGTGATCAAATCCATCTTGTGGTGTATCAGTTACATAACCATATTTATCTGTCACATACTCGTACCCATACATCTCATTTATTATATTTTGTGAGCGTTTTGTTATATGTAGTTTATAGTTTTGTAATACACCTATACCAAACTTTCTACTATCAGGACCTTTTACTACTGCCTTTGCATTGAATCCTGAACGATATAGTTCTTCTATGTTTCTTGGTTCTGCACTATCACAAAAGATTTCATCCCTCTCTATACCGATTGTTTTTAACTTTTTTATCAGTTCTCCTATCGGTAGTTGTGATTCGTATATCACCTCATCTATATAAAGGTTATCACCATTCCTAAACACTGCAACCATTGCAAGTGGGTCATTCCAACCCCAGTCAAGACCAAACCCAACAAACTCTCCTTCTACATCATCAATAGTAGTAAATTGGTATATTGCCTTATCATTTGCAGCATACTCACCTTTACCATAGATAGTCCATTTCTTTGGATTGGTTCTTTCCAAATCCTCAATTGCACGGATTGTTTCTTTTGGTAGGTAGGGGTTGTCTTTGTATGTGGTATTGTATCTCTCACAATTATCCATTGTTCTTAACCAATGGAAGGGGGATATAGTGGGATTGTATGCAAGTATAATCTTACCAGTTGTTCTAATAGATAATTGGAAATAGGATTCTTCATCTACTTCTGATGCTTCATCTACAAATAGTATATCTGATTTTACACCTCGTAGTTTTTCAGGGTCATCAGTATTCAAGAAAAGGAATTGAGTACCATTACTAAACTTATAAGTTCTATCTGATATATTGAATTCACTTTCGGAGTATATACCGATGTTGGTGAGGAT